AAAACCGCAAAATTAGCTCAAAAATGCGGTTTTTTGCTTGGCACGAAAATTGTCTTATTTATAGAAACTTTTAACAAGAGGTTTCTTATGAAAAAAGAATCTAAATCTTTCTTTGATGTTTTAACTTGCACGAATGTCTGATTAGACTGCAAGTATTCTGGAAGCCCGCTCTCTGGATTCTCTTCCAGTACCCCCAAATTCTCGGTTTTGTAGGACTGGAAATTATGCGAAAAATCGCCTTTTGAACTCTTGTACGGCTTGGAATTAATCCAGTCCAGCACAGGATTAATTAAATTTTCCGAACCTATTTTTGATAAATATATTCTGATTTCGGCGCGAGGCATTCCGTTCAGCGAGCATATACTTTTTACCTCTGCAAAAAAATCATTAGCCGAATCTACGGTTTGATATTTTTCCCCAGCCATTTCATATTCCATTTTTTTGCTTATTACATTGTATTTGATTTTCATTCCATATGCCCTCAAAAGCACTTTTAAATTTTCTATTGTATCGCGCGGTTCGCCCCTTTTGTTGTAATGTAAAAAGCTGCCTTGCCTCATAGCTATATTTGAATTTAAGATTAAATCATTTTTTGCGCTCTTAACGTGCGCTATTAAGCTGTATATGTATTCACTGAAATCAAAATTCTCATTTTCTTGATTCTCCAAAATCAAATCAGCAATATCCCATCCCTTTTCTTTTTCAAGCGGCGCAATATCCAGCATAATCCCCGGGCATTTGGTTTTTATTTTTTGCATCGCTTTAATGCCAGTATCGTCATTGTCTGGCCAGTAAATTATTTCTTTATTTAAAAGCGGGATAAAATCAACTTTTTCTGTCGCATTGCTGCCACCCGACCACGTTACGGGAACATAGGGAATTTCACCGCGCTTTTTATTTTTCTCATTATCCAAGAAATGCCACCGCAGAGCCTCAACGCACTTTTCACCCTCAACCACAAGCACAGGTTTTTCTGGATATTTAGCAAGCCAGTCCAAGCCGTAGAGCGGCCTATTGTTTTTAAACGCTTTTTTATCCCAGAATAACTTTCCGTCTCCACCGCGCCAAAGCGTGTAAGGTATTATTGTTTTAGGTTCGGTTTCAAACCGATAAATATAATGAAGCAGTTTTCCCTGTTCGTTTTTGTATTCGTAACGTCTATCAAATTCTTTAGGCCCGCCATCGTCTATTTTCAATTTCATTGGCGGTTGCGGAGCATTTTCGGGAACCGGAAAAACCAATTCTAATTTTTCGTCTATTATTTTTCCCGATATTTTTTTTGCGGGTTTTTTGCTTGCGGAATTTAGGTTGTATTTTTTTTCCAGCAACGCCGCCACTTTTGCATATTCGGCTTTATTGCCCGGAGTGCAGGGCAAGTCATTTAAGTAAGCATACAAAGTAATTAAATCGCCACCAGCTTGCCCAACCGCCGGGTCTGCCCAAACACCAGCTTTATTCTTAATATTGATTTTGAAACTACCGGGCGAATTATCGTCTCGCGTTGGATTCAATGCCACATACTCATTGCCCATAACCTTGCCATCGGGCAGCCACTCTTTTAAGTAGCTTTCTATATCTCTGTTTAGAATATCCCTTAACTCTGGCACGAATCCCCCCTGCCCAACTTAATTAAATAACTACAAATAATCAGGAAAACCGCTTTCGCGGCGGGCAGGGGAGAAAATATCGTGCTTAAAATTCTTTGCATAATTATCCTGAATCATTGTAGTTCAAATAAATATACGCTATTTATTTTCCCACATATAGCGTAGTCTCTTTACCCCTGCCCTATATAACATATCGGGGCATTTGGGGCATATAGGGGCATTTAGCTTTACTATATGCCCCCTGCGACAAAGCCCTAAAACATCGGGCTTATGGCATATATGGGGTATATGGGGCATATAAACAATATAACGTGCGTAGGGATTACTGTATGTAACGCCATATACCTGCGTACGTACGCCTGTATGTTTTGAACCAAGTTTCCCCTAAATGCCCCAAATACCCCAAACCCAGCGAAGCCGAGAAACATCGGGCTTATTGGCAGGGGCATATAAATATAAATGCCCCGCCAAATGCCCCGCTTAATCCCCATAGCCCTTAAATTATTCAGCACAAACAAAACGCAACGCTAAGAAACACCAAAACTTACGATTATTTGCTCGCATTTTTCAAAAATCCAGCAGCCCCGACCCCCGGCATAGGTTCTTTCAGCAAATATATAGGTTGCGGGCAGGCTGAACCCCCATTTTTTGCCTTGTTATATCCCAAATTCTAGGGTTAATGCTAATTTAAAGCAAAAAAGGGCTAGAATGCCCTTTAAAATTGAATTAAATAAAGATTCAGTATTTGCATTTTTTGCAAATACTGGCTCCGATGGAAATAAAGATTCAGTATGCAACTTTTTGTTGCATACTGGCTCCGATGGAAATAAAATCTCTTTTATTTGACAATTTGCCGAAAAAAATATATATTTAAACAGAGGAATTATGGAAAATAACTGCGAAATCGCGCTATATGAGCCAGAAACGCTAGGGCTGGAAGTTCGTTTGGAAACTGAAACCGCCTGGCTTACGCAAGCTCAAATAGCTAGATTGTTTAATAAAACGCAAGAAAATATAAGCATACATTTTAGGAATATTTTTAAAGAAGGCGAATTAGACAAAAACTCAGTATATAAAAAATCTTTATATACTGCCGCTGACGGCAAAGTTTACAAAACAAAATATTACAATTTAGATGCTATTATTTCAATAGGATATAGAGTTAATTCTCCCCAAGCTACAAAATTCCGCATTTGGGCTACCAAAATATTAAAAGAGTATCTGCTTAAAGGCTATGCCCAAAATCCAGATTTTTACTCGCAAGATAACAGAGATGTCATAAGCCTTTTGGAAAAATTGACTTGCTTAGTTGTAGAATTAAACGATGATGTTAAAGCGATGCGCAAAAATAAGATAGTAAAATTCAAACCTCAAACCGCAAGCGAAGAATGTATTTCCGAACCCGCAGAATTAATAACAAAGGGGCTGGACTGGAACTCCGATAAATCATTATGGGCTTGGAAAACAATAACAACCGCCTTAATTGAATGCGGAATGAGCAACCCAAACAAAGGCGAGTGCAGAAGCGCAGTTAGGCAATTAAAGAAAAACGGAACTATGAAAAAGAAATATGTTCACAACGGCATCTATAAGTATTTGCTGCCACCAAAAAAGATATAGAACGCGAATTAAAAAAATCAATTTTGGAGAAATTATGAGTGAAGAAAATCTAACATTAGTTAAATGCAAAGTCTGCGGAAAAAAATTCAATGGAGAAAGCTGGCAAACATATTGTAAAGACTGCTACAAAAAAAAGAAAAGAAGTGAATTTGAGGAAGTTTGTGAAGAGATACTAAATAAAAAAACAATAGAAAAATCTTTCATTTCAGCGTTGAAAAAAAATCCAATATCCGAAAATATGTCATTGAAAGAAAAGCGAAATACAATAATTGAAGCATTTTGCACAGCAGTTGGAAAATATGAATATGATGGCGAGGCTTTTTTAGACCCAATAGACTGGGATATTCGCGATAAAACAATAGAGAAATTAATTGAGAAAATATCCGATAGGTTGCCCGGAATACCAATAATTAGATACAACAAAGAAGTTGGCAGAGAAATTTTAATAAAGCCTAGAGAGCAAATATTAAAAGAAGCTATAGCCACAGGAGAAGCAATTAAAGTTCGCTACTATGGCGGTACAACGCCGGGCGAAGAACGTGAGCTTATTGTTCGTGAAATAATTTCAGATAAACACGTTAAATGCTTTTGCCTGCGGAGCAATTTAGAGAAAACATATTTTTTGAATAAAATGGAAATTGACGGAATGAGTGACGATGATATTATTGATAAAAGTTCCAGCAAAAAGAAAAATACATCTATTAATAAACCAGCCTTAACTAAAGCTGCGCTTATTATTTGGCTTATTATTTTAATCCCAATATCTATTTCTGGACTAATAACTCCTATAGGATTTTTAATTGAGGGTAAAATAGGAGAATTTATATTCGGTTCTATTTTTGAAGCCTTGATTATTTTTGCAATTTGGAAAATAATTAAAAAATTGCGAAAGAAATAAACTTATTGCTTTGCCAGAATCTTTAGCAGCAGGCTTTTGATTTCTGCTGAATCGGCTTTGAGTTCCAAGAACATAGATTCAAACTTATTTTTTAAACCATCATTTTCTTTCAGCAAAATCGCTATTCTTGCTGGCTTGCCCTCTTTTTCAGTTCGCCTGTAATACGACCCCCGCTTGGAACCCCTGCGAGCTTCCAGCCTTTGTTCTTCAGTTTCGTAAATTTTTTTCCTTGCCATACCTTAAATATATATAATTTTTGTCTAAAAATGTTAAAAAATCATAAAAAATCCCTAAAAATTAGATTTTTTTGAAAAAAAATAAATAATTTTCTAAATTTTTAGACACTTTTGCGAAAAATAATGTATATTATAGGTGTAGGGCAAACAAACAACCCTTACAGGAGCAGTTATGACATTCAACCAAGCAAAGAAAAGAGCGGCGAGGCTATTCAGAGAGGAATACAATGTCGCTAAAGTGTATAACCCAGATTATACATGCATGGAAGGCTGGCACGGCAGATATTGCCTATTAATAGCTGGTGGCAAGAATATCAGAAAATCAATAGAAATGAAATTTTAAGGATGTGCAAAATGAAAGAAGTTTGCGATGAAAATTGCGAGAGTTGCAAAAAAACTACCGCACAGCAAAGGGCAACTGAAAATTGCTGGAGAAACCAAAACAAAAACAAACAAAAAGGAGGTTCAAAATGGTAAAAATGGAGGCGCAAATGGAAACGCTTAAAGTCACACAGGTTGAAGTTGCCATTATTAATAGCAACAAGCAAAAAATCAAAGCCGATGTAAAGGTAGTTCTCAACGAGCAACTACAACTTACTGGTTTAAAGATTAGAGATGGGAAAGACGGATTTTACGTAACATATCCTTCTGATATGAAAGTTGCAGAAAGTGAAAGTATTTGCTTTTTCTACCCACTTACAAAAGAACTGCGGGAGCATATAGAGCTATGTGCGTTGGAGAAATATCAAGAACTACGTGACGCCTGATGTTTGTAAATTACAACTGATGCCAAAAAAATACGTAACGAACAATGAAGCAGCGCGGTCGCTTGGTATGAAGCCCTCTGCATTTGCAAAGGGCGTACGCCAAGGGCGATTTACGCCTTCTGGGAAAAATGCCAAAGGTAACCCAGTTTATGATTTAAAAAAAATATCTACGGAATATGAGCAAACAAAAGACACCGCATTTTTGCAAGATAGAGCGGCGATGTATTCGGGCGGCAGACCAAAAGAAGAAGGCATATTAACGCCGATTTTAAAGGCAAAAACAGCAAGCGAAACCATTAAAGCTCAAACGCAAAAATTAAAACTTGATGCTTTGACAGGAAAATTAATAGATAAAGAATTAGCAGAAAAACAAGGTGCAGAACTAGGCATTATTTTAATGGGAGCTTTGGATTCTTGGGCTGCGCGTTTAGCCCCCGAATTATCGTCTATGAAAAATTGCGATGAACACGATTTTCATTTGAGAATAACCAGGGAAGTAAATTTTTTAAAACAAGAAATAATCAAAAAATGCCTTGCCGAAAACAAAATAAAATCCGAATCAGCAGCTTAAAACTCATTATTTTGCAAAATAAAAACTAAATTATGCAGTTGAAATGCAAAATTTTGACGATAAGCCGTTTTGGAAGGGATTTTTCAGCGTTTTTAAAGCTACACCCGAATTAAACGTAGCGGAATGGGCAGCACAGCGGCGCGTGTTGCCTCAAAGCAGTTCTAGCACACCCGGGCTATGGCGCAACGAGCGTACGCCCTATCTGGTGGATATTATGAAAGAATTAAGCCCGCAGAGCAGAGCTAAAGAAATTATTTTTTGCAAAGGCTCGCAAATCGGAGCTACTGAAAGCGCGATAAATTGGTTAATGTATAGTATAGACTTGCAACCCGGGCCATTCTTAGTTCTGCAACCGACAGACACTATGGCAATAAGTTTTTCAAAGCAAAGATTAACTACGTCAATTCAACTATGCAAAGAAATTAGGGATAAAGTTGGTGAAGGAAAAAGAACCGGAAGTAGCTTGCAAGAAAAAACATATCCCGGCGGTTATGTAAAAATCAGCGGTGCAAATTCACCAGCTTCTTTAGCCTCTATGCCAATAGGAAATATTATTTGCGATGAAATAGACAGATACCCATTTTCAGCAGGCAAAGAAGGCGACCCGCTTAAATTGGCAGCAGCCAGAATAGCAACATATCCACGTGCTAAGATGTTTTTTTTAAGTACTCCAACATACAAAGAAACTTCGCCATCGTGGAATCTTTTTTTAAATTCAGACCAAAGATATTTTTATTTACCTTGCCCGCATTGTGGCGATGACAAAGACCAGCCTAACAATGGCTATTTCATTTTGAAGTTTGGAAATTTGCAATGGGAACCGGGCAAGCCCGAAACCGTAATGTGCTATTGCCCGCATTGCGGCGGTGGAATAGAAGAATATCAAAAAACGGAAATGCTTAAAAAAGGAAAATGGATTCCAGAAAACCCCGGACATCACCGCGTTGGATTTCATTTAAGTAGCCTGTATTCTCCCGTTGGTTGGCTTTCTTGGGCGCAAGTTGTGCGTGAATTTGAAGCAGCGGGCAACGACCTTGAAAAGCGTAAAACATTTGAAAACACAATTCTTGGTTTGCCTTGGGAAGGCACGGGCGAAAGCATTGCAAATGAATATTTGGAAAGAAGGCGCGAACAATATATTTGCGAAGTGCCGCCAGAAGTTCTTTTACTTACAATGGCAGTAGATGTACAAAAAGACCGCTTGGAATATTTGGTAAAAGGCTGGGGCAAATATGAAGAATGCTGGGGAATAGAATATGGAGTATTGCGCGGCGAAACATCAGAGCTTAATTCTCCAGACAAAGATTTTCCTACGCCTTGGCAGCAGTTGGATATTGTAAGAACCAAAGGATTTAAAAGAATTGATGGAACAGAGATTCGCATAGTTTGCACAATGATTGACTGCGGTTTTTATTCCGATGTAGTATATCATTATACCAAACCCCGCGAGCGTATGCGAGTTTTCGCAGTGCGTGGAAGCTCAACAATAGATAAACCAATAATGAATAAACCTTCACGTAACACAAAAAATAGAGCGGCAATGTTTTACTGCGGAACAAACCAAGCAAAAGAGCTTATATATTCCCGTTTAAAAATTGAAACCGCTGGCCCGGGATATTATCATTTTCCAGCAGACGAAAAAACAGGATTCAATGCGGCGTTTTTTGCAGGCTTGACTTCTGAAAAAAAAATAGCAGTCTATAAACGCGGATTTAAACGGCTTGAATGGCACAAGGAAAAATCAGCTAGAAACGAACCGCTAGATTTAGATGTGTATAATTTAATTGCAATTCGTTTTTTAGAAAAAGATTTAATCCGCTTAACAGCTCAAGTTGAAGCAATGGAAAAAGCCGAAAAAACCGATTCAGATAAAACTAATTTGGAAAAATCAGAACCAAAACCTATACAACAAAATGAAAAGCCGAAAATAAAATATGCGCAAAAAAATTCTGGCATTCATTTAGCCGTTTAGTATTTTATATTTCTGTTGGAGTTTAATCAGCAGGATAATAATTTTTCTAGTAAAAAACTAGAAAATAATAAAACGTTATGGCAACCACAGAAGAACAAAAAACAGCAGAAGAATTGCGGAGCAACAACGCACTTAATGCCATTGATGTTAAACTTGCTAGAGAAATGTGTTTGGAATATATCAAAGCGGAGAAAGCCGTTTTAACAAGCCAGTCGTATCAAATTGGAGGGCAAACACTTACAAGGGCAAATTTAGGGGAAATAAGAAATGGGCGGCAAGAATGGCAAGCAATTTTAAATAACTTGAAGGGCGGCGGGCAACGTACATTCCGCAGCGTAATTCCCGCGGTGGATTTATGAGAGCTAAAATAAAATCAAATTCAAACGTGCCGAATTTATTTACCGCAGTAAATTCAGTTCAAGAAATAGTACGCAATTCTCCTTATACAGGTGCATCAAATAAAAAATCTATGCGAAATTGGCAGCCGACTTNTGCAACAGCAGATGAAGCATTGCTGNCCGCGCTTGATACATTGCGCTCGCGTTCTCGCGATGCTTTCCGCAACCAGCCAGCGGCAAGAGGCGCGTTAAAAACAATATGTGCNGGGGTTATAGGTTCGGGTTTGCAAATGCAACCCAGCATAGATTATGAATTTTTAAAAATGAAACGCGAGCAAGCGGAGATNTGGCAAAAGAAAACCAAGCAAGAATTTAGGCTATGGTCTGAAAGCCGCAACTGCGACTTTTCAAGGCAGCAAACATTTACGGATTTGCAGGAACTGGCACTTATGTCGCAACTTGTAGCCGGAGATTGCTTTGTTCTTTTGCCTTGGAAGCCATACCCGAATATCCCTTATGATTTGCGAGTGCAATTAATTGAAGCCGATAGAGTTTGCAACCCAAACGATTTAAACGATACATCGGAGATAGCAGGCGGTATAGAAAGAAACGAAGATGGCACTCCGATTGCGATTCATATAAGAACCCCCCACCCCCACGCAACGCTAATAGGGGTTAATAACCTNCAAGCAACGTGGCAGCGAATCCCGTTTTATGGAAGAAAAACAGGAACAAGAAACGTTTTGCAAATTATGAAAACGGATAGGATAGGGCAAACACGCGGCGAACCCACGCTATCCCCAGTAATTGACACATTAAAGCAAATTAGCGATTATTCAGCAGCAGAATTATCGGCGGCGGTAATAAACGCATTGCTAACAGTTTTTATTGAAAGACCAGAAAATGACCCCGCCGCTAATTCAAACTTAGACAGGGAAGAAAAAGAATACCCTTGGGATAACCCGAATAATTATACATTTGGCACAGGCACGTGGGTTGATGGCGCACCCGGCGAAAAAATAAGCGTGGTAAATTCAACGAGACCCAGCGATAGGTTTGACCCATTTTTTCTAGCCTGCATAAAGCAGATAGGAATGGCGTTGTCGGTTCCATACGAAGTTTTGATAAAGCATTTCAGCAGCAGTTATAGCGCGAGCCGCGCGGCGCAACTTGACTTTTTTAAAGATTGCCTACCAAAGCGCGAAAGATTTGCCGATGCGTTTTGCCAGCCAATTTATGAAGCATTTTTGGAAGAAGCGGTTATGAAAGGTCGCATAATTGCACCGGGGTACTTAAACGACCCCTATATACGCTTGGCATATAGCGGAGCATATTGGCGCGGCCCGGCACAAGGACAAATAGATGAAGTAAAAGAAGTCAATGCTGCAAATCAGCGCGTTTTGTGCGGATTCAGCACAAGAAGCGAAGAAGCTATGAAGCTAACCGGACTTGATTACAAAGATATTATGAAAGCGCAAGCAGAGGAAAAGGCGTTTGTAGAAAATTTAGGTTTGAAATACGAACCCAATTTACCGGGCGCAGGAATTTCAGAAAACAAACCAAGCGAGGATAACAATGCAAAAGAAGGAAGCTAATAGCATTATTTCAGCAATAGAAAAAACTCCTTGGGCTATTACGCCCGATGCCTTGGAGCTTATTTTAGGAATAGCGCAAAGAAAAATAAGCGATACCGAAGCGGCTTTAGAAAAACAAAAGAATTATGAAAGCAAATCGCCAGACGCCATTGACGGNATTTGCATAATAAATATTTTCGGCAGTTTATTTCCGCGCGCTGGTTTATTTTCGGAAATTTCGGGAGCAGGAAGCGTTGAAAGCCTATCTAAGAAATTTTCCACAGCATTGAAAGACGATTCAGTAAATGCGATTTTATTNAATATAGATTCNCCGGGCGGACAAATAACAGGAATAAATGAGTTTGCAAATACAATTTACAACGCTCGCGGAACAAAACCAATATACGCCTATATATCGGGAATAGGNGCGAGNGCGGCTTATTGGATAGCNAGCGCGGCAGATAAAATAATTTGCGATGCAACAGCAAGGGTTGGAAGCATCGGAGTTGTTGCGGCTTGGAGGGATTATAGCGAAGCGGATAAAAAGGCGGGAATAAAAGAATANGAATTTGTTTCAAGCCAAAGCCCAAACAAACGNTTAGACTATACCGAAGAAAAAGGCAGAGCCGTTTTGCAAAAAGAATTAGACGCGCTTGCGGCAATTTTTATTTCAGCGGTTGCAAGAAATAGAGACGTTAGAGA